TGTTTGTGGCCCGCCGAAACACAGCACGAAACGCATAGCGCTCCTCGGCCTCGATCGGCACCGGGGTCAGTGCTGTCACCTGCTGGCTGGCATCGAGCCGGATCACCTTGCCAAAGGTGTTCTGGGTGACAAGCCCGCCGCCGAGATCATAAAGCTGGGGCGTATCGCCGGGGCGATGTTCAAGGGCGGTATAGGTCTGCATGGGTTGTGGTTCCGTGAACAGGGGATGTGGGTCGGGATAGGCCTGCGAGGCCCGCTAGATCGGGTCCAGCACCTCAGGCAGGATAAATCAAAGCAGTCGTATCTCGATCAGCGGGATTGAGGTGATCGAGCCGAGGTGTTCGATATCGAGGGTGACGTCCATCAGATCGCTGTCGAAGCGGACGGGCACGTCGAACTGGTAGCCTGCTGTGATTGTCACGCCGGGATCCGGAGCGACCTCAAAGGTGACGATCCCGGTGACGGGGTCGCTCGACCAGCCGTTGAACTGCTCGGCACCGCTCAGCGCGACGCGGATTGTTCCGGCGACCGGCTTCTCGATGCGCCGCTGATAGACATGTGGCAGGGTGCCGTAAGCTTTGGTCAGCACGAAGGACGTGGTGGCGCCGTCACCGATCCCGATGAGCTGATCCATCTCAGACACTCCCTTTGAAGGCGCGCAGGATTTGTAATCGGCCCAATCCTTAAACCGAAACCCATAAAGCCGTCCGAGCCGCGCCTCAAAGAACGCGACCACCGCGTGTAAATCGTCGGCGCGCCGAACGCCGTAGGATACATCATAGCGCCTGCGCGACGCGGACCAGGAGGCGTTGCGCTCCTCGCGGCCCGAGGCCAGCTCGACGATCTGGGTGCGCCGCTGCGGCCCGCCGCGCGCACCACGGCTGATATTGTCGGGAAACTGCACCTCGTGAAACGCCATTACATGCCCCTCCGGCCCATGGAGACCGCGCGCGCCATGTCAGCCGCGACCTGCGTGCGCGATTGGCGGAAGCTCTCTGCATCCCGCGTCATGATGTTGACCGTGACCGCGCCGCCACCATTACCGCCACCGCCGTCGCCATAGGCGCGGGACTCTCTGCGCGACAGCACGCGCTCGCCGCGCTGCAGGATGGCGGGGACCTCGTCGGATTTGAGGCCAGCCCAGCCGCCGTTGTGCAGGCGCGGTGCGTTGGCAAAGGCCATGGCCGGGACCATCCTCGATGGCGCAGGCCCGCCCACGACACCGCCCTGATGGAACACGCCCGCAAACATCCCGCCAAGATTGCCCAATGCCCCGGAAAGCGCGTTGGCGATGGGCCCGAGGATGAACTTGCGTGCGCCCAGCTTGGCAAGGTCTGCAATCATCGAGGTGACCAGGCTTTTGAAGTCCAGCTTGCCGGTCTTGACGAAATTGCCGATCGCATCTTCCGCGCTCTGAAACGCGCCGACCAGCACGCCGCCCACGTCTGCGCCCACATCACGCGCTTTGTCGGCATATTCGCTGACCGCATTCACCACCGCCTGCCACCCGGTGGCTGCTGCGTCCGCACCTTCGGCTGCGTTTGCGCCAGCCTGACGCGCCGCGCCGCCTGCGCGCCCGGCCTGCTCTTCGGTGTCCGCGAGTGCGTCGTTGAACTGATCCGCCGAGGTCGCAGCACTTTCGAGCGAAGCCGTGCCTTCATCGCCCGCGCCAGAAACTGCATCCTTCAGCGCCTGCCATGCCGTCATGGGCCGCGAGGCCGCATCCGAGAGCATGCCGGCTGCCTCGGAATACCCAGACGCCCGGCCGCGCGCGTCGTCCGCCATGCCACCGAAGAGATCAGGCGTTTGGAATGGATTGTCCGAGAACGCGCTGTCGTATGCCGCCCTTGCGCGGTCCCCAAGGTTGACTGCTTCGGGAACAACCGATTGCCACGCAGAAAGATCAGGTGCAGTGATGGCCCAATCGGGACGCCGACCGCCAAGGGTCAGTACGGTGTTGATCGCCTCCGTGATGCCCGCGATCCCGGTCTCCATCACGTCAACGAGGCCATTGATGGCAAGCGCGCCAACGCGGTCAAACACATCTGGCAACGCGCCCCAGATTGCCTGCACCGCAAGGAACGTGCCCTCAAAGGTATTGACAGTGCTGTTTGCCCAGCCCACCACGGCCTCTGTGGCTGCTTGCAGCCCGTCGTAAATACCAGCCTGCGCCGTGGCCCAACCAGACTCGACACGCGCCCAGGCGGCATCCGCGCTGAGCGACACCCGGTCCCAGACCTCGACTGCCACGTCTTTCAGCAGGTCCATGGCGTTGCCGAACCCACCGGCACCAGCGACAAGGCGGGTGAACTGATAGACCAGTTCGCCCGCGCCGACGATCAGCGCGCCGATGCCGGTGCGGATGAGTGCGGCCCGCAGGAAAACCAGACCGGTCACCAATCCACTGACCGAGAAGGTCGCGGCCACAAGCCCTGCTACCCATCGGCCCGCCATCACGCCTGCAAAGGTCACAGCGTATGTGGTCAGCCGCCCGATGTTCTCAAACAGGCCCTTGATGGCCACACCAAGTGGGCCGGTGGTGCGCGCCATGGCAGCCAGAGCATCGGCGACCGCCTCAAGCGCAGGGGCGGCGGCCACCGCCAGCTGGTTCGAGACGCCGCGCCAGATCAGACCCAGCCGTGAGATTGCATCATTGGTGCGCTCGATCTGGTCGGCGTCCTGCTCGGAAACCACAATGCCGAAATCATTCACATCAGCGGTGGCCTGACGCAGCGTGGCGGTATCAATGCGCGTAAACACGAGGGCTGCGCGGTCGCCAAAGAGCTGCGAGGCGACCGCAGCGCGCTCGGCCTCTGGCACGAATTCTGCCAGCCGGTCCTGGATCAATGCGATGCGCTGATCGAGCGGCAGGCTTTGCAGCTCACTGACAGACAAACCAAGTCGGTCTAGCGCTTTGACGGCAGGGCCAGCACCTGCGGCTGCCTGGCTGAGACGTCGTGTCAGCTGCACCGTTGCCTGCTCGACATTGCCCATGGAGACGCCTGAGAGGTCAGCGGCACGCTCAAGCACTTGCAGGCTTTCCACGGTCGTATCCAGCGACTGCGCCAGCTTGGCTGTCTCGTCGATGGTTTGCAGACCCGAGCGGATCATGGCAGCACCTGCAAGGACCACGGCTGCCCCAGCCGCCGCGGCCGCGATCTTGGCCCGGCGGGTGAAGGCCGCGAGGCGTGCGTTTGCAATATCGACCTCGCGCGAGAGACGACCGAGGCCACGGGCACCGGCGTCGCCAATGCCGTGGAGCTCGGCCTTTACTTGTCGTCCGCCCACGGCTGCGAGACGCACGAAGACGCGTTTATCGGACATCCTGCTCTCCAATCCGTTCGTTTACTTTTTTGACCATCACCGCCTCGATCTCGGGCAGCAGTTCCATCGCCACGAGGCCGTTAATGCCAAGGGCGCGCGCCATGGCGAGGGCTGCACCCATGTCCCAGCCGAGGATGATTTGCTTTGTGGCGCGCAGCTGGCCGCCCAACCGCCCGACCAGGTCCCAGACCTGCACACCCTCGAATGTCTCTGGGCGATTTACTTTTGCCGGACAGTCCGGGCACGGCCCTTGGCAGGCTGCGCAGTACCGATCGCCCCCGCTGAAGTGCCAGTCTGCAAGGGCGCGGAGACGTTTTTTTCCTGTTCCAACACCAGTGCCTTGGCGACGTAGCCAGATTGGAAGGCTTCAAAGATCGGATAGACATCGAGCAGAGCGTCAACACCCTCGGGCGTGAGGCCCAGCACCTCGCCGTCTGCATCGCCCACACCCTCCCAGGCAATCACCGCCCGCCGCCCCAGCGCCTTGGCAAAGACCAGCGCGCGGTCCTCGTTGCTGACCTCCTCGGGCAGGGTCTCGACCGTGATATCGCCACGGGTGGACACCATCAGCGCCGTGGTCAGCGGCAGCAGCTGCACCCGGACCCCGGGCGACAGCTCAAGCCAGCGCGGCTTTTTTGACAGATCAAGTTTGAGCATGATCAATACGCCCCCACATCGTTGACCAGCGTGATCGTGCACATCCGGCCCACCACTGCATCTTTGGCCGCTTGCCAATCGAAGGTGGCCTGCACGCCTTGGGGCCCGCCGATCTCGACCCGCGGACGCGGCAGATAGACCGAATGGGCTGTGACCGTGAGGCTCTCGCCTGTGGGCAGCAGGTAAGAGAACGCCAGTTCGCAATCGGCACCGTTGATTGCCTGATCCATCAGCGTATTGTCGGCAAAGCGCACCTCCATGCTGCCCGAAAGTGCTGCCAGCGACGGATCCGCACCATCGATCATGCCGTCGGCGCGGATCGTCTCGATGCGGTCGAGGTTGTTGGCATAGGTGATCTGCGTCGAGACCACGTTGCCCAGTGCTACCCCTTCGCGCTTGATGGCCCCGTTGAAATGGCCAAAGCGCTGCAGCGCAATCTCTGCTGGCGTGCCAACACCTGTGGTGTTTCCCAAGGTCTCGCCTTGCGCGACCATGGACACCGAGGCCGTCAGAAGCCCCGAGCGCGTCATCTGCCAGGACAGCTGATCGGCCACGCAGCCCGCATAGATCGCAAAGCGCGGGATCTCCGGCATGGCGATCTCGATCGAGAGGCTTGGCAGCGTCCAGTTGCCCGAGCGGAATTCGTGGCTGTAGGGTGCTGTAGCGCCCGTGGTGATCGGATCGCCGAAGGTGGCCTTCAGCCAATAGCCGAACGCGCGGGCATCGATCGGAACCACCACGTTGCCGTCTGCGGTCAGGGCGTCCTTGATCGGCGCAAGGGGATCGCGCCCGTAGCCCAAAAGTTCCGAGTCGAGCAGCGGTTGCTCTGCGCCAAGCGTCGCGCTGGCGAAGGGTATCTTGACGTAGCCGGTCGCGGGCGATGTGCCGTAGACGGATTCGAACGCAAGCGCCATCTGCGCCCGCGCCCCTTGAGCTCGTGCCATGGTGTTCTCCTCAAACTGTGGGGTGGGTCAGGCTACCGGGTCAGGCCAGAGGGTCTGACGTTGAGTAATGCAGAATGATCGGGATAATTGCGGCCTTCAGGCTGGCAGCACCCTCAACAGGTAAATCCACTGGTTGTGGCGCTTCGGCCTCGATCCAGTCGCAAAGACCGCCGAGCGTGCGGTCGGCCGCAATCACCGCGCCGATCTGCCCGCAAAGTGCAGCGAAACCCGTGTCGCGGTTCGCGCCCTGAACGATGACTTCAAGATCGCTGCGATGCTGATAATGATAGGTCAGGGGCGACAGCGTCACCGCAGGATCGCCGGGATCGCCATCGCGCAGGATCAGCAGGCC